ATTGCAGGCTGTAGCCGTTCTGCTCCACGGCCTTCAGGCATACGGCCTCGGTCTGATCCTTGACGTATTGCAGGCTGTAGCCGTCCTGCGCCACGGCCTTCAGGCATACGGCCTCGGTCTGATCCTTGACGTATTGCAGGCTGTAGCCGTTCTGCTCCACGGCCTTCAGGCATACGGCCTCGGTTGACCATTTTTTAAATTCCTCTCTCCATTCTTTTCGCGTCATACCACTCTCCGTTATTTACCGGGAATCCCGGGTACTGTTATAATCATCCTCGTCTCAATCCGCGCCAGCGGCACCAGAACCGCCGCCATGTCGAGATTGCGTAACTGTATGTCCGGCGATACCCGTAATGCTCGAGCAATATACACTGCCTGATAATCGCCGCGCTTAGTTTTGAACACCCGCATATACTGGCGCAGAGTCTGCCGGGGGTATTTGCGCTTGTGATTGTTGAGGTTGAGGAGGGCGGCGCGTTTACCGTCGGAGAACGTCGCAAAAATGGCGTGTCCGAATTTATCAACGCCGGTCATGCCTCGCCAGTGGATGCCGGAGGCCTTGAGGTTGATAAGATTACAGTTTCGTTCTCCCATTGTTTCCGCGTGCGCCCTCTGCGGAAGCAATGCCCATATCAATATCGCCGCAGCAAACGCCAGCACCCCCCACAGAATAATGTGCATTGTGCGGTGAGCCTCGCGCATATCCTCGGCAATAATCTGTTTCTTCGGCGTGACATACTCTCGCCTGGTAGGTTCAGTATACCTCACGCTACAATGCGTTTTACTGCGTTCCTCTTTTTGTTGGCTGATGAGCATATCGCCGACGCGTTCGAGGTCGCGCTTGTAGCGGGCCTTGTTCTGGCGCTCGCGGTCGGTGGGTGGCATGTGAGGCAGGTCTTGCGGAGAAATAAAAAACCTCATGGCGCTCTCCTTTCGGATTGAGTGCTATGAGGTTTCTGTAAACGCCTTGTTATCTACTAACACGCTAAGTCGTTGCGTGTTAATATTTTATATAATATGTTAACAAGACGTACAGGCGAGAACCAGCATAGCGCTCAAAAAACAAAAGTGCCCATCCACCGGAAAAGGACTGTCTGGGCAGACAACCGGCTTCAGGGCACAAAAAATCCGGAACGCTTTTGTTTCGGCTTTCCGGTTAGTTTTTCTCTTTTGCATCGCTTTGTCCTTTTTTCGCCTGCCCTTTAATCATGTCAAAAGTATACCATTTCCTCAAAACTTGTCAAGTATTTTTTTTAAATATTTTGTTCCGGTTCATAATCCCGCCGATTTTCCTCCGCCGCCGACGAGAAACGATTGTACGGCTTTATCCCGCAGTATTTGTCCATGTTGTTCAAGGGGTGATTATCTGCAACCGGATTCCCGCAATTGACTACCTCGAAATAAAGATGCCATCGCTCCTCCTATAATTAGCGTTCTGATGAGTATAGCCTTTTCCTTGTTTCTGGCAATAGCGCCCTACCCCCTCCCGCTGTCCTATTTCCACCTCGTAAAAAAATACCCTTGAAAAACTTCTGGCCTCGTGTATACTCCTCTTGTCAACGGCCTTCATCCTTTTAACCAAAAGGAGCAATCCTTTTCCCTCCTCGACTTGGCCGTTGACGGAGGGTTTTTTATTGCGAGGAGAATATGAAAGACACGGTAGTAGCAATAATCGCGAGTCAATGCAAAAAGCAACCCGATAGCCTGCGCGAAGAAACCACGCTGGTCGGGGATTTAGGTGTTGATTCGCTGGATGTGGTCGAGATAATCATGGCGTTGGAGGATAAATTTCACATCTCCATTTCCACCGACGAGGCAATGGGGTTCATCGTCATTGGCGATATAATTAAGCACGTGCAAGCAAAAAAAGGAGCGTAAATTGAAAACAAAAATAGAAGTGAGAAAAATGTTTTACAACACCGCCGAAATTCGGGCCTTCGCCCTCAAGTTTGGGTTTGAACCGGCCAGCCTGATGATGGAGATAATAGAGAGACAATGGCACAAGGCAATACTCGCTAAAATGCGCCAGTCTCTGCGGAAGGGATCATTATGTGCAGCCTGATTGTAGTGGGGATACTCTGCGTGATACTCGCTATTATAGCCTTATGCCGGGCCGCGAAGAACGGCGATGAGACGCAACGCAAGCTCTTCAAGGAGCGCAAAAATGGACTACGACCTTAACCTACAGAATATGCTGTTTGCGGCGTATTGGGGAATTGACAGGCCGGGTGCTCAATGAAAAAACTCGGTGAGGTTGCGATGTGTGCGGCATTTATCGCTGCGGCCTGCCTCTGCATTTATCACCTCTGGAACGATTCTATCGGCAAGATTACGGTGGAGCATTACGACGGATGCTATAAATAGGGAGAGGCGGCAGCGCGAAAATCAGCCTGGGGCGAAGCATCGCGCTGCCGCGAGTGGTAAGATTTATGCTGGGGGTGCAGGCGCAACGGCCGTCGTAGGTTCCATAGGAACCGTACGAGACACAAAAAACTTATTCATTTCTAAAACAACCCATTCCCGCGCGAATCCGATCGCATTTATCCCAACAGAAATTCCATCCGCCGCCAAAACAGGAAGGATAATTGCCCCAAAAGCCTTTGCTTTCGCCGTCGCCCTTATTTCAGGGTCGGTATAGGTAGACCAGTCCATTGTTTCCACCTTCGCCGCGCAGTCTCGCGCTATTTTGAGTATTCCCGCCCAAAGGATGGCTTTCTCGCCATTAATAAATGAATGCAGGTCATCGGCGATAGACTGCTCCACTTTTTTAATCTGTTCTGGTGAAAAAAATGCCGCTATATGCACCCATATTCCCTTAAAGAAATCTCCTATGTCCATATCTTCCTCCTTTTGATGTAACTTAACTCCCTGATGTTAAGTTACATCTTTTTTATGCTGCTTATTTTTCTCCGCCAATTCACTCATTATCTCATCCGCCGACTTTTCCTTAAACTCCCCCGTAAACAGCGGCAATTTCTCATCGCCGGGCCACGGACGTGTTACCGATATCGACACGCCCTGCTTAAGCCTACCCCTTACCAGATTGACGAGCCAATTCCACATTTTTTTTCGTGACCTCGAAATCCGGTAACTTCTGCGCCACACAATCGATTACGCGAGAGATAATAAACCGGGTGATAAAATTGAGCTTAATATTCCCCGATGTTTCTAATTCCTTAATAAGATGCAATGCGAGGGCCTTGCGGTCGTCTTTGTCTATACGTCCATCCGCCGCTCGCTGCTCCACGTCCTCGACAATCGGCTGAACCAGCGGAGTGTATCGCACCCATAGCGATTTTATTTTAAAGACGACTCCCGACATCGTTCCTATAATACCGACGAGCGAAACAACTTTTGCAACCATATCCACCCCCTTTTAATAAGCCGCCATGCCTCAACCAACCACTCCCACAGAATCCCGAGCGCCATCGCGACGATAATCAGCACGATGAGCAGTATCGCCAGGGGGAACCGTATCCAGGCGGGCATATTCGTCATGCCTCGCCTCGCATATCATCCACCATCCTATGAAACGCCTTATGTCCGATGTAGTGGTCATACCCCGGCGGCATATACCATTGCTCGCCACAGTTCGGGCATGGGACGGTTATCAGCGTGCCGTCAACGTCACGATCGACTTTTAAGAGACTATCGCAGGGACACTTCATCATGGCTTCACCGTTATCGAGCAAATCTTGTCTAGTATTTTCTCGCAGTAGTTAATTCTCAAATCTATCCGTGCCATTAACGCCGACGTGGACATTCCCTGCTGAATAATGGCCCACAACAAACCTCCAGCGATAGAAAAAACCGCCAACTTGAATTGCCAGCTCCGATCAACGTGTTTATCGAAATCGGAAGATGTTTTTTTTAGTTTCCCGATTTCTTCTTCCTGCTTACAAGGTTCCATATATAATATACTCCTCAAAATATCTCACTCATCCCCCCGCAGAACGCCCCGAACATTACCACCATCGCCCCCATAAACAGAACGTACCCCACCGCGATTATCCCGATGAATTTCAGCGCATTGATACCGGCACCGGAAATACGCGCTCCAACACATAGGCCAGGTTCTATCGTATCGTTCGCACACATCATCGCACCTCACTGGGCATATCAGACGCCCTTCGCCCATCGCAAAAACCCATCAATATCTTCATCAGTCATAGAGCTAAACCTGCGGATAAATTCAATCAGTCGTCTCATCGTCCCGCCATATCCTGTTGTTCGATCCGGTGTGCTTTCCAGTCGGCTTTCCCTATCTCGATACCGACAAAAAGAATAACGGCGACGCATAACCACAGAAAAATTAAAAGGGAACGGTAACTCATTTATTGTATCCTGATACTATACCGCCCACTCGTCGCAGGAGCCCCGGATTCAGTCGCACCGCTGGTGGCGTTCGCAGTATTCGAAAGCCCGGCCACATTACCAGCCGCATCCCAGGCTTTGATAGCAAAATAGTACGTCGTCGCATTAACTAACCCCGACGCTGTATACACCTGCACTGTTCCTGCTGCAAGCGGAGCCGGAACTCCGGGAAGCGGAGGCGCGGCGTTATACGTTGTGTTATTGGTGATAGGGGATGTTGAATACCTCAGGGAATACGATTGTGCCGTTCCGGTATTCCCGTCATCTCCTGGGGCAGTCCATTGCAGGTTAATCTGACCGGCGTATGTTCCGGTCGATGCCGCCAGATTCGTAATTGCCGCCGGAGGAGTCGTATCCGTCGCACCCACATTGACCGCATAACTATATGACTGATTATCCGACGAGATAGTATTGTTGACCTGGATGACAAAACTGGCTGATCCAGCCGTCGACGGATATCCCACGATATACGACGTCAGCGTATTATTGACGTTGACCAGCGTCGTATTAACCGGCAGTGACCCGCTCTGTACCGTCCAGTTACCGACGAGATTGGCAGTTAGGCTCTGGTTGTAATACGACCCCACCGTACCGTTAGCTATAGCTGTGGTCAGTATGGTGATGTTGCCCCCCGGATTGTATGAGCCACCACCGATATCGTCGAGCGCGGTTGACGTATTTCCAAGAAGCCACACAGCTATATACCCCGGGCGGTTATAGGTTGTATCGACGTCGGTTCCCAAAATTATCCACGCCCCACCTGCGGGCTTGTAAAATGAGGTTGCGTTATTCCCAACCATGCGGAATCCAATACTATCTCCATTGACCGGCGTCCATGCGCTGGTATCGAGGATAACGCTGGACCCGCTGTCATATCGGCGGAAGAGCAACAATTGACTGTCGCTGTCAAAATTAATGGCGTATCCGGTGACGGTCGGAGTCGTGTTCACCCGAAACTCAATGCCTCCCCGGGACAGCGCTCCTTGATTTGCGATAGTCATATACACTTCCTGATCCGCACCATAGGTAGTATTAAAATACGCAACCTCCGCCGTATCTGCCGTGGTGGAATGTATAGTATTCCCAGATATACGCAACCCGGGAGTGATGTTAACCCAATTGCTCCCCAGGTTGGGGCTATCGGCGCGGTTTGCATTGTCTATAATGCTCGTCGTCGGGAAATTCAGCGGCGGGTTTATCGATACCGTAAATGAATGGTTGGCCCACTGCGTCAGGTTAGCGGTATTGTTGGCGCGGATGATAAACGACGACGAACCCGGAACCGTCGGCGTCCCGTTTAAATAGCAGACAGTCGTGTTGACCGTATTGGTCAACGATGTCCCGGTGGGTAGAATTCCACTCTGAACACTCCAATTCCCCGGGATGTTGGACGTGATGGATTGGTTGTAGGCCGTATTCTGCGTTCCGTCCGGTAGTGATCCGGTGGTAATGACAATAGCCGTTCCATTCTGATACGTCGGCTGTCCATTGCTCAAATAATTCTGGATGTACCCGGTGAGATTCACCCCGTCGGCGCAGAAACCCCGGTTGCCCGATACTCCCCCGGCGTTATACGCCTTCATCGCCGTGCGAATCAAGTCCTGGTTTGGAAACGGCCACATCGATACGCCGGTATCAGTCGCATACCCCGACTGGCCCCAGAGCGTCCCTGATACGCCCACGAGTGTTTTTATGTTTGCTCCGATATCCGACCCGCCCGAACCATGCCCCGCCAGGTTCGACCCGGCCTCTACCTGCGTGATATATTTTAACCCGCCGGTGGGATTCGTCGATGCGTTGTAAATAGGGTTCACCGCGATATCGTGCGCTGCGGGTGTCGGGCCGTTGGTGTTGTTATAGAGATCGTTGTAATCGTAATTCTCGATATCGTAAAACAGCGTACCGCCAGTGTGATTATAAAGCACTGTATTGCGTATAGTGCTATTATTGGGGACTCCTCCGGCCAGACGGTTGTATGAGTTAAACGAGTACACCCCCGCAGAGTTTTGTCCGCTGATACCGAACGTGCAGTGGTCTACGTAGTCATTCAACCCCCGCAGGTTATTGACCGCATTACCCGGGTTGACCGATGGATATGCCCATATCGTGCAATTCGTAAAATGCACATTGGCGGCACGGTAGTATTCCGTTCCGGCAGTCGTTACTCCGCCCAGCCGGTTATTTAACGCAACAGACTGGACGAAATTTATATTATTCGCATCCATATCAGTCGCGGGGACGGCAAATCCGCCGGCTAAGTCGGCATAGTTCGACCATGCCTGCGTCTGATCGGAATCTATAGCTATGCAGTTTTGTACCTCCCCGTAACTTACCGAATACATGGAGAAAATAGCAAGAACTTCTCCCCCCGCGTCTTCCCGGTCTAATCTGCCGACGCATTGCCTGAAGATTATATGGCTTGCTTGATACCCGATAAATTTATATCTGCCTTGACCGTAAGCGTAGCAATTCTCAAACAAGATGTAGTCGCACCCCCTGGAAGCCGCAAAATTAACAACATTACCGGTGCCAGCATCATAGGCGCCACAGCGCAGGAATTTGACATAGCTGGAATACGTGAGTAGTACGGTAGTCCCGGGGCTATTGCACCAGATAATCCCCTCGAACTGCCAGTACTGGGCGGTTAATCCGCTAAAATATTCCACGTCGAACATATTCCGCGCATTTTGGCCGTCGAAAATCGCTAATCCATCATGTTCTGCTTTTACTATCGTGTAAGCTCCGGTTGTCCCTCGCGGCGGAGAAATAGTTGATGAGCCGCCTATCGTTATACGGTTACTGTCGCCGGTGTACGTTCCGTCTTTACAAATAAGCGTGTCGCCGCCTGCCATTGTGCTGAATGCCTTACTCAACGTCGCCCAGGGGGAACCGGTGGCCCCGGTGCCGGAATCACTACCTGTCGGAGAAACATAGTATGTCGCGGCATGGGCGTAAACTGGAATCAGGAGTGCGAGAAAAAATAGGAGTAATTTTTTCATGGTTTTCCCCTTACTGGCAGTTACATTGGCCTGTTGCATTCGTGGCATTTGCACACCAACCTAAAACTCGAAAATCACCATCATTTTTCCAACATACGGCGTGTGTATTGTTTCCGGTTGCATTTATTGAAGACCAAATTCCGAATTTTCCCTGGGCATTAATTTTTATACTTCCTCCGCCAATACCAAGTTCAAACGCATTCATCGTAGAGCCGACTCCGGAGCTATCAAATTGAATGTTTGCCCACTCGTTATTGGCAGGAAATGCGCGCCCAAGAATTATACTGGTAGTATTACCCACACCGAGATCAGGCATAAGCAGTTGAGCAATGAGATCATTTCCCCCGCCAGTATTATTCCCGACAACGGATAGCTTGTAACTTGGATCCGTCGTCCCCACTCCAATATTTCCCAGAGTAAAATAAATATTGTTAGCATTCTGCGTACTGTTCAACCATTGGCTCGACCCTGCCCCACCTGTAGCATCTGCACGCCACGCCGGAACTCCATTGGCATCGGTTTTCCACACCTGAGCGTTCTGGCCCGCACTGGATGAAACCGCACCGGCAGAAACATTGCTTTGTAAGGGCAGGCTTGTTCCCGGAATCGTCCCCGCATTAATCAACGACGCATTCAAATTGCTTGCCGTGGTCAGCACAGCATTGTTCCCGATATTCATCCCCGTCGCGTTGATCGTACCCACAACCTGCAGCATCGCATTCGGCACCGTCGTGCCAATGCCGACATTGCCGGTCTGCCGTATCGCCAGGATGCCGGTAACACTCGTCCCGGAAATCATCCACGGGTCAGTCCCGATATTCCAGTTACCCGAAGCCGTTCCGTTACCGATAGCAAGCACGTTTACGGTCATTGTCCCGGAGATTTTAGCGTTCCCGACAACATCGAGCATCTCTGAGGGGGCCGTCGTTCCGATTCCTACTTTAGCGGTCTGATTGGAATTAAATATTTTCAACACCCCACCATCAGTCCACGCCAGATTACCGGCGGCGTTGGATATGGTCTGATTAACTACAGAGGTAACCCGTCCGTCTGCCCCCACCGCAATCTGCGGGACAATTGTTGTTGAGCCGTATGTGCCAGGAGAAACCGACGTCGAGGGGATTGCTCCTGCGGGAACCTGTCCGGTGAGGTTTGATGCGTTGAGAGTATTCAACGCCGCGCCGCTTCCGGTGGGGTTGGTTGCTGAGTTGATATACCCGGCTGAGTTATTGAACGTCGCGCTAATCTGCGTTCCGGAGAGCGTCAGGTTGATGGTTGAAGTGTTTGAGACGGTTGTTGATTCATTGGTGTATACAAGCAACCCGGTAATTGATGATGCCGGAATTGTTCCGCTTAAAAGCGTTGTGGGGACAGACGACACCGCCGCCTGTATATTCGTCGTGTTATTCGACCACGTGATGGTTGACGTGTTCGTAACATTGTACCCGGCAAACGCCAACGCGGGAAATAACAACCCCACTAAGAATAATCCTATCCGCCTGACCATAGCATCTCCTCTCCGTTATATAAGACCGAATTGCCGTTCCAAAGAATAGCGTTAGATGATGGCGTTGTCCCACTTGTTCCGCCACTTGTCGAGAAACTCCCCAGAATCGCGCCATGCAGTTCCATCCCGGCCAATGCTATGGAAACAACCGTTAGCAGTATGACCAACGCTAAAACAAGAGTCTTCATAGTTCACATCCTCAATTCGCCGGGAATCTACTTAGCATATCATTCAGCTTATCAATCTGACCCTGAAAATCAGCGGCCCGCTGGTTGCAATAGTCCAGTTTTTCCTGTAAATCGGCAATCTGAGAAAGAATATCTGTCTTATGAATACGGAGAACGGTGGTTTTTTCAAGCACATCTGCTTCCGTCGCTGATACGGCTATGGATTCAACGATAATAGCGGGCTTTGGTTCAATGACCACTGGTGCTGGTTGCTCGTTAATTTCTTGAGGCATGGTATATCCTTTCTTAATTAGGTAGTACTTCTATGCTTTTATGAGCAGGTAGGAACTCCAGTAATATTGTTCGGCTGGCAATTCCATTCTCTCCCAAGATTATCTGTCTGGTTATAAGATCCGTTATTTTTGAATCTAAATATCGTTACGTTGGTATCATTAGCAATCTGGAATATGTCGGAGGTCTGCGTCGGATTCGCACGAATACGTGTCTGGATAATATCGGAGGTACCCATGACATTGAGTTTAGCAATGGGGGCAGTCGTGCCGATGCCGACGTTGCCGGAAGTAAAGAATGCTGGCATTACAACATTTAATCCAGTCATATTTATATCCTGACGAGTAATATTGAATAGTCCTGTTGAATTATCTCCCTTAAATTCAACATACCTACTTCCCGCAATTCCTGTCAGAAATGTATTAAACTTTATATCAGCAGATTTTCCTACGGAGTTAGCGCTTTCACCAAATGTTATTGCACCTGTTCGAATAGAAATTGGTTGAGTATACCCATTTGAATAAAGAAGGGCATTGCCGCCAGATGAGTCAATATTAAAAAATCCATTTCCATTTCCCCCAACATTTAGTATTCCAATAACGCTCAACGCACTCCCCGGCGCCGTCGTCCCAATCCCCACATTTCCATTCATAAGTGAAGTCGTCCCGTTGAAATAATTCGGGCCGGTGCCGGAGATGATTAAGCCGGTTGCGGTTATGTTCTTGGGGCTGATGTCGGTGCCGTTGGTGAATCCGCCACCCGTGATGCCGGTAACATGAAGCGTTCCATCGGCATCAACTCTGAGCGGAATTCCATTTGTGTTATTGATTCCACCAATAATCGAATGGCCATCCCAGGCATATTCAGCATGAGCCAACAATATCAGTGAAGCCATAAAAATAAAAAATAATAGCACTGTTTTTTTCATCAGCATTCTCCTATGAATTGGTAACATATAATGCTCCAGTTGAATCAACCTTAAAAGGTACCCCCGTTGTTGCATTGAGTCCGCCGGCAATAACATGGTTTTCAAAATAACTCTGCGCGACGGCGTAGGTGATACCGCTAAAGATCGCCGATCCGAGTGCGAAACCGAGCGCGAAACATTTAAGTCTGGACATAGGATGCCCCCTTGTGAGTTCATCTCTCAGCTCTTTTAGTTTAATTACCGCAATTTTACGTGCGACCAACCCCATCGTTCCCCCTTGATTTTTGGTGTGTTATGTGGCATACTTACCGTTATGAAATTCATTGAGCATTTTCGCAAGTTTTTCATTAACTACCTTCTGCTATTCGCCTGTCTTTATTTCTTTATTTTAATGTATATAATTTCCCCCATCCAACTCAACAAAGAAATCGAACAACGATCCCGCGAATACCACCCCAACGAAATGCCTATTCTTTACCCTGGTCATTGAACCGTGCCAGCGTTTCTTTCATTTGTTGACGCTTTGCAACATCAATCTCATTCCTATAAGTAGCGGTATATTTTTTCTTCAGCATCGGCAATAAAGACTGCCGCTCCTGATCGCTTGCCGTATCCATGACCTTCGCAAGTTCTTCAAATGAGAATCTATTGACCGTTCGCTGAAGCGGCGTCAGATTGGCGTCTTTCTTTATTTCTCGCGCCTCCCTACGGCTGATTTGTTTTTGCTCAATGGCTTGGTTGATAGGAGACTCATCCCCCGTCTTTTGGTACTCCTGCAAGAGTTTGTTTTTGAAGATACCTTCCTGCGCCTTCTCTCGCGTCCTTGCTCCTACTGGTAATTTATTTATCATAATCTCATGTGCCAAATTCTGCGCCGGAGTATTGCTGATATACTTCGGTGTCGGTTGGGTAATGCCAAGTACGTTTGACGCTTTTATGCCTAGCGGAGCATCGAGTTCTGAAAGACGCTTAAAATTAGATATAGAGAACGGCGTCGGAAACAAGTACTTAATTGAATCCCATGCCTGTCTTGTCAAAGGATCGTCGAGGTGTCGTATCTCCGTACCGAAGAAATCCTTATTTTTCATAACGTCAATCATACGGCCCCATTCCCCGGTAAGGCTTGAGGTCAAGAATCCCAACGGACTGTGAATGATGTGCACCCAATCTTTTAAATGGGTATTCATCGTAATTCTGTCGCCCATCGCATTGAACCGGGGAGCTATATAATCTTTTATATCTTTTGGCCATTCTCCGATATTGAGTTTCTGGATAATTGCACCCCCCACCGTAACGAACGTTGCAACGCCTAAGAGATAACCGAGGTTTGATTTAAGTTGCGGCATACGCCCATTCTTCGCCGCATTGCTGAACTCCGCGAGTTGCTCAGGAACGGAATACGCAAGGTTCTTGAGTGCACCGACTTTCCATGTAACGGAGCGCACGAGTATTTGCAAGGAGGTTTTAAGATTGCGATTCCAGAACAGGTTGTCAAAATTCATTTCTCCAAACCGCTGTTCTATCGAGGCCCACGTATTTCGCGCCAGCGTCGTCCGCGTTATCTCCCCGGATTCAAGTTGTCCTTCACTCTGTCGTAATGCCTGTGAGTATTCCTTGAGGAACGCACCAGTCTTTAATCGTGGAATAAAGACCTCAAACAGCGGTTTCATAATGACTTCATTCGCGCCTGGGATCGCGTGCATGGCAATGGCCCAGGGTTCGCGGTTCTTTAACCCTTCCTTGAGTGCTTTGAGCGTATTCAGCTTATAGTCTTGGTGCATGGCGAGCTTTCCACCGCCAGCGAATAAGTCGTTAATCATGCCCTGCGCCTTTGGAAACTCCTTAATAAACGATTCTCCTGCCGAGGTCTTGATAAACTCCTCGGGGTTCGTAACGTAGGCAATCGCACGTCCACCGGTAATGGCATAATCGGCGGGAGCGGTTCCGGCGCTCACTAAATCGGTAAGGCCGCCAACAAGGTCAAATGAGTTGACGATCTTCTGTGTACCCAATCCAATCTTTGTCGCAATAGCCGCGCCGCTTTCATATGCCGCATGGAATGGCGATAATGATAATTCAAGTGCCGTGGTGAGATTCTTAAACTGTAAAAGCGTATGTCCTATGGCGCTCGCCCGGATCGCATCTTTACCGAGGTAATTATTAAGCAAGCGGCCTGCGCCTTCTTCAATATAATATTCCCCGGCGTTTACCATGCCTTCCTTGACCGGGAAATATACTCGACCGATAGAATCATCAATCTTGACAAACCCTTCGGGAGCGTTGCCGCCGAATTTGACATACTCAATCATCCCCATATTCTTTAAGGATTGAAACATACGATTGGCGGTAATGAGTTTTTGCATGTCCATGACTGAATTGCGCCACATCGTCATGGGGTTGTAGGAATACGGCTTGTAGCCGAGTTTCAAACCTTCGGACATATCCTCAAAGACATGACGCTTGAGAAATCCTTTTGTACCCTGCAAGGGGCGGCGATAGAGGCCATTGAATCCTTTTTGGATCTCTACCTCCCCTGCTTTGCCCGGACGCTCTTTCCAGAGTACGCGGAAATGATTCTCAAAATAGGAGGCGTCGGGTTCAATCTTTTTGACTTCGGCATAATAAGCGTCCTCAATCTTCCGCATCATATCGGCAACGGCTTGGAGTTCGGGCGTTTCCTGCTTCTCTCCGCGCTTGATACGATCAACGAAATCGACTTGTTTCTCCTGCGACATCTTGTCGAAGTTATCCTCAAAGCCTTTCATCTGCCGTTCAAGTTCAAACTCAACCTTATCGCGGCCGCCCTTCATCTCGAATATTTTGTCAAGTACGCGAGGATCAACGCCTGTCTTGGGGCTAAATATGTGGACGGCTTCTTCGATCATGTCGGCGGTGCGTTGTGCGCCGGGGATCTTGGTAACGTCGAGCTGGCCGGATTCTGAACCGAGGGATGGTCCAACCCTCCGCGCCTCCTCAATCGCCTCCCGCAAAAACTGCGCCTTCATCCTTTGCTTGTACATGAGCGTAAAATGGTTGAGTTTCTTTGCCGACATACCATTGGGCGACCTGTGCGCTGAAGTCGCTTTTTTCCTGGCCTGCTTCATAAGGTCATTGAGATGCTTATGCTTTGCCATCGTCTTATCAACCTCGCCAATCTCATCAAGAATATTCTGCCGTTCATCGGTCAATGAAGATATTTTTTCATCATTCCCAGCAATGCTTTTCCCGTAGTCAAGGGCTTCCTGCGTATTCTTAAATTCAGGTATGACGAGTTTCTCGCTTTTGTCCGCGCCCGCGTCCTCGTTCATGCTTATTTGCTTGACATACTTCTCGGCGAACTTGGCGGTGAGGGATGGGGATTCCGAGACAACCTTAATTGTATCTTCCTTGCCAAGATTAGCGACCTTATTACCAAATTCACCTACAGTCATTGATCCAGCTTTAACCTGTTCCTTCCATTGGGCGACCTGTGCGCTGAAGTCGCTTTTTTCCTGCTTTGCTTGTAATGGTTGAGTTTCTTTGCCGACATATTGCTCGATAACGGACATTACTTTTTCGCGAGCAGTATCGATATCTCCACGACCTTTTAATTTCCTATCCTGATCTTGCTCGTTTCTAAATTCATCTATGGCATCTTGAAGTTTTGCATCCGTATCGGTTGATTCGGCATTTTTTTCTCTTTCAGAAAGCATGTCCTCGGCCTTATTGACAACATCTTCGACGGTTGCGATTTCCTTATCGCCTTCATTGAATTTGATTAGAGCGTCCTTAATTTCCACCAATGGGGATATTGCCTTTTCTTGCTCGGCAATATGTTCCTGCACAACCTCTTCCGCCATATTCGCCACATGCTCCTGCGCCGCCCGATCAACCACTGCATCCGCAATCATCGGATTCTTCGCCTGCCAGTAGTCAGATAACATCTTCTGCATGGCCGAAACCGAGTATTTCCGCGCCTCAAGGCTCTCCGGCGCCGCGTTGACGAGGTGATAAATAGCTCCCATGCCGCCCTGCAGGAGCGCGTCAGGTTCGCTTGCTCCGCTTGATTTCGCCACAAGGTAGAGCGTTCCGGCGGTCAACGACATGTCCTTGCCTATCTGCGCGGCCTTCTCTCCCAGGGCAAGCCCCTCAAGTGGCTTTGCAACGGCTCCCGATACGCCACCGGCAAGACCCCATACAAGGCTGTCATGCAAGACGCCTTCGCCTATCTTAGCGATATTGGCATGTTCCGGGTCCTCCACGGCCTGCGCCCCTTCGGAAATGCCGCGGTATGCTCCCATGCTTGCGCCGGTCTGCAGGCCGCCCGCCACGGCCTTCTGTGCCACGGCAAGGGCATCTGCGGCCTGTGGGTAGATTTTGGCCATTTCGCCAAGCGGCCCGACAAGCGATTCAACGAGTGCCGGGAATCTCAAAGCACGCAATCCGGCGCTGATCGCCCCCATAGGAGCCAAGAACCCGGCAAACTGACCGGCCACGGCCGCCACGGGATGTTCCGCATTTAATTCTCCCATACCCTGCGGTTTATATATGCCGAATGTCGCTGAATTGGCGGCGTTGGTCAAAAAGGCGCGTTCCGTAGGCGTTCCGGCGTTGACATTCTCCGGGTTCTTGGCGTTGACGAAGTTCGGTTGATTGAAGTCAATGCCCGCGAATTCAAGGGCAGGCTTGAGCGTCCGGTCGTAAAAGGACGGTTTCATCATTGTAATTGTGCCATTTTTATCATCAGATAAAACGGTGTCTATGGTTTCCTGAGAAGTTGAATCGGGAAATCCCACCAATTCTTTATCTTTCGTTAAAACAGTAATCATTCCCTATTGCTTCTTTCTCTATTTTTGTTCAACTCAAGTTGTCTTGTCTTTGGGTTATAAATCCTATTTGGATATACCGTCGTTGTCTTGGGAAATATTAACCGCGTATTCCCTTGCGACGTCACTACCATATTCGGCGGCTCTTTCTGCATTGCCGCTTCAGGGTGTCCCTCGATGATCGCCTGTTTTATAGCATCATCATGCGCCTGCTGCGGATGCTTTCCGTCTTTTATTCCCTGAAAAAAGTTAGTAAACGCACTGCCTATCTTGATTCCCGTCTGTTCACCCCATTGGCTAATGGAATGAATTGCCGCATCAACGACGTTTTGTTTAGGGGTATAAGAGCCATCTCCGGTGTTTTCTTTTTGAGTGGGCGATGGCTGTTTTTTTAAATTTTCCATAGGACTTCCAGGGACGAACTTCTCCCCCTGCCATTGCCCAACGCGGTATGCTGTAGGTAGGCTATTAGCACGGTCGGTTGCTGCCTGCACCAGAATAGCGAGTCGGTCTTTACTGATCTGACTGTTTCCTCGCGCATGGAGCGCCTCAATCAAGAATTTACTCACTTCTTCTTTTGTTCCCGACGAGAATATTTTTTTAACAAGATTCTGGTACGATTCATCTTCTGCTGACGCCTCAAGTTTTCCGTCGTTATCAATAACCTTCTGTACCGCCTCGCCCAATTCTGGATCATCTTTTGATAGCTTCATTATTACAGAATCGACATTGCTCATGTCGATCTTTCCTGTTGCAAGCTGATTTATGGTATCGAAACGATCACTGATTTTCTGTTTTGCTGCCTCAAGATTAGCTTTGCGCTCAAGAACATCCCCGCGCGCGGTAATCTGTGCATCCAGCTTGTCGTATGTCTCTTCCGGTATCTTTTCTTTAACGCCATCCAAAAGCGCCCTGGCGTCATCTGCAGAACCGCTTGCATTGAGTTTTCCCATAATCGCGCTCTGCATGGTGCGCGTAACCGCGTCATTGATAGTCTTTTGCCGAGTCTCATCATCCATTTCGGCAAAGTCTGCCTTCTGGTTACTCGCATAGGCTACGTTATCAATAGTTTTAGACAGAAGTTCTGGCGTCTGCGCTAACTCCGCCTGCGATATCATGTTGGCTATGGTTGAGTTCTTAAGGGTGATAGAGCCATTGCGCCATTCTTTTGCCTCATGTTCTACGGCCGCATTGTAAACGCTATCTAAGGTTGATGAGGCATAACGGTCAAACATCCGTTGAATTATCGGATTATTCGGAAGTGTTGATTTTGCCTGCTGAATCATGGATTCAGCCTGTTGTTTGACTTCTAACGCTGATCCTGTTGCGCCAAACCCCTTTCTATTTAGAATGCCGACCGGTTGCTGCATAGGCGTTCCGTCAGGATTCGTTTTTATTGTCCCGTCGGCATTCTTTATATCCTCCATGTCAGTGGAATAAAGATTGTCCTTGAGCCCATTTGCAAACTTAGAATGCGCTTCATAAACTTGATCTATCCCCTTCTGAAAATTCTGCCACTGAATATGACGTGCAAGGGAATCGCCCGCCTGTAGTGCGGAATTCCCTAATTTTTCGGTTGCAACAGCAACATCTTCTCCAAAAGCCCCTGGGATTGCCTTGCTTATCTCAGGCGCACTAAGTAATGTCGGGTTTTGTTCAACCTGGCGATTGAGGATAGGAACCTGCATGATTACCTCTGATAATATTTATTCATTAGAGACGTGTTAGAAACCTGCGACGCTGAACCCAATAAACTCGACGTAGCCGCTATTTCCCCCGCGCGTGCCGCATTTTTTGCCGCCATAGAATATTGATTGGATTGATTTTCTAAATTCCATGCCTCAAAATCAGCTCCTGATTTTACCGCCCATGCTTTTGTATCTGCATTATAGCGTATAGCCTGCCGGTCAAGTTCTGCTGTGTCAAGAGTGGATGTGGTGATATCTGCGGCAGTTACTGAACCGCCTCCAACCCCTTGAGCGGCGAGAGTGCCTTTTTGTTCTCCTTCGATCATGGCGACATTTCGCCGTTCTTGTTTTGTAGCTTCTGCGGCCTGCCCTTGCACAAGATTTACGTTTGTTTCTGCGGTTCTTTGTGTTATCTTAGCCTGTTGCGATGCTACGTCGGCATTATATTGATTCATTTTTTTCTGTGCCTGGCCTTGCGAATATGCCCCGTAAGCACTTACTGCTGCTCCAGCAACCTGCGCTGCTACCGCTATCGCGAAAAAACACATGGCGTTTTCTCCCTCTCAAAAGTAAACCGCATAAACAATTTACCCTCTACCCCATACGGAACCGGTTCAGCGAACACCGCGCCACAAAATTTGAGCCAACGCACGGAGCTCTCGTTTTTTATGCTTACGAAATTCTCCAAGTGCGGATAGTACGAAAGCATAATTTTTACGAATTCTCTCGATCTCCTTAACAATTTTTTGTTTATATGGCATATCGCGTCGGTCCCGAGCAACCACACCGTCCCTGAATAGCCTACAAGCGTATGTGGCGATACTCCGAACATCCCTATCGGCCGCCCTTCAAGTGTTATTGTCAGGCATATTACTGATTCTCTGTAGCTTTGCACAAGTGCCTCTTTTGGCGTCACGTGGTGTGAGTCCCATATTTCTTGCTTATCCGCTTCGCGCATGGCGCAAGCGATTGTATCTATGTCACTATACTGCGCCTTACGTACCCGCGCCGATTCTGAACGAAAAGGATTCATTAAACGCCCGTCCTTTCGCCTGTTTTTACTATCGGAAGCAGGGCCAGTATGGTTATAGGCAATGGGTCGCTTTGTCGTAAGAATATACGTCCCCCGTCTTCGTATCCCGCTCCCAAGTTTTCTTTTACCTCTCCCGAGCAGAGAGCGGTTGTTGCACCATACACAGTTACTATAGACCCGGACATAGGACTTCCCGATATAGGATGAAGAGTTAAAGCGTCGGGCCCGATATACCCACCTCTTGAGTTCTGCAACCGCAACACCACATTTGAAACTTTTACCTTTCTCCCCTGCAATGTTCCGTCAGGGAGATTCGCCTCGACATTCAAAGTTTCAAGATCAGAGTTGTATGGTATGCCGACATGAATTTTTGAATATGCGCCGGGAAGGTTCTCAGGTAATGTTCCTCCCGATACCACCTGCTGATTCATCACATTGCCATCGGCAAGGATGGAAACCGTATACCCATTCAAATGGTCAAGTCCGATCACGTTATTCGTTGGAGAAGCATTATAGGTTATGGCGGCATCCATGAATATCTGATCTGCCGGATCGGTTGTCGCCATCCGCTGCGCCATGCGCTCAATATACCGCTTTGTCCCACGCGCAACAGAAATCCATAATTCGTTGTAATTATTCGTCGGATTCGGAATTGAAGCTACCGACTTAAACAGGTCTGCCCCTCCATTGGTGTCGTGTTGCGTCCATGCCAGGACTTCCTGTTCCCGCATATAGGTCAATGACAACAATACCCCATCATCCCTGACGCACCACACAAGCCGATCAGGGTTCTGTTGATAGGCCATTTCTTTTATGGTATGACCTCCGAAGAAATGATTTGAAAGAATGCTTATATCCGCCCCCGTAAAGCTATCGGAGTATAGCTCATATCCTAAGTCCCTGATAATGGTTGATAAGACCTGAACATAGATTGCCCTGTTGCCGATAACAACAGGGCGCACTCCAGAAGACCCCTCATACCCATATACCTTATGCAGAATTGATGTCGGCGTTATGGATGCGCCGGTTGATGAAAGAATTCCCCATTCGCTCGATGAGGTTAAAGCAATGATTGTGGATAAAGGAATAATACTGGTAATGCCATTGACTTCCCGTGAGGGAAGGTTTGCCGTTATGCCATCATCATCAACCAGTGGATCGCTGCGAGAAAAACTGGTATAATTTCCAATCTTTGTATCCCAATGGGTCTGCGGTTCTTTCGTCGTGTTCGCCCATATCAGCCGGTCCTGCGGAGAAAATTCAACCACGGACGGCCATCCTCGGTAATCGCTCCAGGCTCCTTCGGCCCAATCTATCGTTGTCGATGTCAACCCTATTTCTTTTTTTATAGTTGCTGTCGCAGTTACCCCTCCGACTGCTACCGCTGAAACCTGAACAATTCCCCTCTGATAGAATGGATCATTCGTTAAATCGGCATTGCACGTTCCTCCTGTTATCGCCATTTTTATGCGGATGTAGAACGGATCGGCATTGTTTGACATATCTTCAGTGCCATAGGTATTGACATTAAAATCAGAATCACTGGTGAACTTGCGCAACATCGTTTCCTCACCGGCAAATGCTCCTGTCGGCGAGCGCTCAATGAAAACCGTCCCTGCCCATGTTCCGTGAGTGATGATGCGCCATGTCCCACCGCATTTTATTCCTGCGGTGGTGGAGCTTCCCGATACTGCTTGCCCTTGGATATAGTGCTGTAATTGCCATAGCGACCCGACATGGCTTGCCTGAAACGTAAATCCAGATGCCGTTAATGTCGCCGTTGATCCTATAGCAGTAAGAGACGACGCAAGGGTTTTACCTGTCTCTGTGTTCGGTAGCATAAAGGGGCCGCCGGTAAAATCGTAATCGCTCAATGTCCAGCTTGAATTTGCTATTCTCACCAATTCCTTTGGTTTTATCGTCGGATGAGCCAAGTACATTACGTCGGCGCTTTGGGTATAAGATATAAGAGGCAAATCTGCCTCAGCATACGGAGTTTCTATTTCATACGGAATGTTCGTTGCTGATGGCGGGGTAAAATTGTTTATCCATCGAGCGGCACCCTTTGAGTAACGTATCTCATCCTGCCACCCTATAAGATAACTACCTGACGCCTGCGAATCCCTACCGATAGTCAGGTCATAGATAGACGTTATTGACGCGGCGTAAGAACTCCCCGCTCCGAATGTCCCATTCACGGAAAGTTTTATTGTTCCCGAACTTCTAACGATGGCAATGTGATACCACGTGGACGTTGATGGCGCGAACGCTACCGTTGCGCGGCTTCCGTTGTTCGCCCAAAATGCAAGAGTATGCGCCGTATTGTCGTATTTTATTCCCCATCCTCCTGCCGTTAAAGCGCCATTACCGGCTATCCAGGCATTGCCGAGCGTCTTAAAATTTATGAATCCTTCGAGAGTAAAATCAGCGGACTCTAAATTGAAATCCGATGAATTGCTTATTGTCAGGTATGATCCTCCGTCGAAATAGGCACTTGATAAGCCAATTTTTTTGACCGATGTGTCGGTGATAACGCAACTTCCTGCGAACATATTGTCTACATAAAACTCCGTCTCGGCATCGGCATTGATCACAGTAATGACGATCTTATCTATCGCGTTCTTGTTTCCATCGGCAACGGCGGAAATATCCCACGTAAACGTTTGCCATGCCCCGGCGACGGAGATATTCGGCGTTATCTCCGTGGTTACACCACCTGTGTCATGTATACCTATTTTTATATTTGAGCCGGTACGAGATGAACGGATGTCAAACCTGATCTGATTTAATCCGGTTAAATCCAAGGGACTTCCTATTGTCCTGGTAAGTGCTTTATTCAGGCTTCCGGTTATCGTTCCCACTGCTTTTAACGAATATGAACCCTGCGATTTTGTCGATGCTGACGAATATGCCTGAAGTGTGGGAAGTTGCTTGTATACGCGAAACCCAAAATCGGATGTTGCGGCAACCGCGGAATCACTCCAGGACAAATCATTCATCTGATGCGGAATACCGTTTCCGTACGATGCCGCCCCTGTATCGCAGGCCCATTGATACGCGTTATCCAGATCACGCGCCCCATCGCGCTCAAGAACGATATGATATTTTGTGTTTGCCGAGAGCACGAATGTTGCAGGAAAAACAAAACTTGTCCACGTGAAACTATCTGCTAACGCCGATCCGCTCATGGAACTTACGGCATTGGCGTCAACGAGATTACCCGTTGGTTTGTCGCTTCCATTGTCGGCTTCAATACGACAAACAATATTGTCTGCGGGCGTCCCGATTTTTTTTATTTTCACCGAAACAGAAGAGCAGAATATATCGGATGAGTGCTTGAATTGCTGCGCCTCTTTTTGTGCTCCCTCTCCTGTCCCCGCAGAACCTCCATAAAAACCGTAATAATCCGTAAGATTCGTCTCGTAGTTCTCGACGATGATTTGAACGGGAGTGGTATCGCCACTGACGTATGCTCCTTGAACCGCGCCATCAGAGGCGTATTCCATGTAGTCGAGTTCGGTAGGGCTATTATTGATGACCGTTTTTCCAGTATCGTCGATAAAGACCACTCCTTGGTTTGCCCCCTCGCAATGAAGAAGCAGCTTAGTGTAGTTATCTGCCAAGTAAGAATTGGAAAGTATTTGCCCTCCTGCCCCAATATTGGTATAGAACCGCGCGTAATAATCTCCAAGCTCAATAATGTAGTTTTGAAGGGTTGAGTATTTGAAGGGGATAAGACGTATTTCTTTGTTCTCATATTTAGCAGTTCCCTGATACCTGGTTCCTGGCCTGTTATTTGCCCCGCCCGACGGACGAATATAAAAATTCTTAAGCAACTTAGCCGCCTTTGTATATAAAGACAAATCAACGCGACTATAGAGCTCAGGAGCTATTTCTCCGCCAGCAAAAGAATTCTTTAATAACTCAAGTTTCGGCATACTTAAACAACCTTTTTCGATGCACCAACTTCTCCTTTCTTGTCAGCATTTTCGCTTTCAATTTCACCCTCAGAGAACTTAACGACAACTCGTTTTTTGTGTATAGATTCAACCGTTCCGATTAAGGAAACCTCAACCTTACCCCCAACCTTAACATCTTTCCCGTCAATGAATGATACCGGGAGGTCAATGGTTGGATAATTTTTGACATTCTTCCCTACGGGATACATTTCGTCAAACATCCCTTCACTCGTCATCCCTATGTCTTTCTTTGCCATTAAATCATCTCCTTATGATCTGCTATCAACTATCCTGTTCGGTTGTTCTCCTGTCTGTGCCCCCTCGTATGAGTCTATGCGCTGTGAATCTGAAATAGAATTATTATAGAGTTTTATCATGTTCGCGATCTCGGCTGCATCCTGACCTATGAGGATAGGAGCAAGTTTTGAGGCAAGCAGGTATGAAAAACTCGCCACAAAACTCGCATCCCACTTGGCGACATCGGTAAGGTTATAGGTATATCGCGCATAGGGATAATCCTGCGTTGTACTGCCTCCAACATTCGTTACGATCAATTCTTCATTAGCCGACGGAGAATACATTCGTTCGTATTTTTCTCCCAATATTTTATTTTTAGTGTACGAATTGTAGATGCTCCGCAACGCTTGACAACTCGTCGGCATGACGTAAGCATACAGATACCCATAAAGCGTGGGGTCGTAGGTTGTTGATTCCACCAGCAACGCGATAGACCGCGCAAACGCCCAATCGTTTCCGCGTAACGCCTCGCCCAAAGCCGGTGTCCATACGCGGTTTGCGGCTACTGCCTGAACGCTGGATGTGTCGTTGATCGCAGCAATTGGACGTTGCGAGATATGGCCAAGAGCGAGGTTACAGATGGAAACTTGAGTATCTCCGGTCATAGGCATACCTCTCTCTGGTATAAAGAAATAAATACGATTAAAAGCGGGACGCATTGAATCATCCGTTCGGGAAAATGCAGTTGCGCAACAACAATGATCGCGGTAAGCCCGCACAATGCCCTGACCGCCTTCTCGTGCTTTTTTGATTTAAAGAATCCGCACACCATAACCACGAGAAACCCAAACCACAAGGCAACGCCTATCCCGCCCATTTCAAAAAACATCTGAACAAAAAAATTATGAGCATTCTTCCATACGCCTTCAAGGACGTATCTATTCACGTCATAATGAGACTGGTTCCATTTATCGCAAGAAACAAAGGAGGTAAATATTTCCTTGAACGATCCTATGCCATACCCGACGACCGGATGCCGCAATGATATCTTCACTGATTTAAACCATACAGGTCCGCGTATGAGAAAAAACTTATGCACAACACCATAACTCATGGCGTATATAGCAAGTAAAAACGAAGCAGCCGATATTCCGTACAGCGAGTTTTTCCTTATCCGATATGCGCAATAAACCATGCCGCCAAGAGATAATGCTAATACTGCCCCTGCCGAATGGACAAGAATAGAGGCAAGTAGCGCGGGGATGACGTAGAGCTTATTGGACAATGCAAGAATAGCAGACAGGACAACGATAAAGCTCCCCATTTGCATTGAATTCCCAATAGTTCCAAACACGACCGGATGATACAAACCGAAGTTAAGCAGGCTATCCTTGCCGAAGAACTGCAACACCAAAAGAAAACAATTCATAAAAAAAATAGACTGGATGACTTTAAAAACGATATCGTAATTTTCAAGACGCCGGCAGATAAGATAAAAATAAGCGCACGCCATGACAGAGATAAACGCGGTGAACGATGTATTAGGGGTTGCGCTTAAAAAGCAGTTCACGAGGGAATACCCGACAAGCGACTTAATCAACAGATTCGCGGAGCTATAAAAAAACAAAATCCCCGCCAGCGCGCTTTCCGCAACCAGCCAAAACCATAATGGCGACGTGGAATCAGCGGGTATGCAAAAAACAACCGGCGGCATGATAGAGAATATAACGATAGGGGCGAGCACCAATAGATTGGATATATTTTTTATCACGATAAAACCAAGGGGAAAGGTTTTACCCCCTCCCCTTGCCGCTTAACTTCCCGTTATTGTTGCACCATAATAGCCCACCACGATCCAGCCAATCGTGTCATCGATATATCGCAGGGTTAACGAATGACCGAGCGTATTCATTGTTGCAGAACTCCATCCCGTCGATGTTGCCGGAGTAATAGTGATGACGTTTCCGGTCGGGCCTCCACTATAGCATTGGATCTGCAAGACTTTTCCGGGAATACTGTTCGCCAGCGTCATGGAACGTGATCCGGTATTGGCTATCCTGACAACGCTATACGACAAAGGGATTGCGGTTATTCCGGACGTAACCAAGCTGACGCCGTTACGCGAAAACCCCAGGTACACCAGGTCATACGGAAGCTCTCGACTTAAAAGCGGGTTAATATCCGTATTTCCCCAATTGTTCGCATTTTCGCAATAACCATTTGAGGCTATTGCCATCACCATAAACGCGGTGATTATTAAAAACTTTTTAAACATTCAGGCCTCCTTGATAGGTTCTGGGCGGCCCCGAAAGGCCGCCCGTCACCGTATGGTTATTACATCTGTTTATCGAGTGTTTTTTCGGGATTCAAAACGATGAAAGCTGCGACTCTACCCGTGGTTTCAAAGGTATTATCGGCGGTATAAACCATTCGCAAATACCTTTTTACTCCAACAGGAATGACTACCTGCGCGAGAACTGTTCCCGCAACCGTCAATGCCTTTGCGATTGCTCCCGTCGAGTACAAAAGCACTCCTGTGCCGAAAGCAACGTCGCTGTCGGTATAGAGATCGCACTGGATCGTGGTTCCTGTTCCCGCGAACAACGCCGTTGCGAGTATCTTCAGGGTTGCCCCTGATTTAATCGCATCTCCAGCCGCCAGGGTATCGATATCATACGTTCCGTTTGTCACGCCAGATGTGCTGATTCTCTGACCTACAAGAGCAGCCGCACCTGATGCTTTTGTTCCGCTAAAAATCAACTCACTGTCTAACATGCTCATCTTGAATCCTCCTTATTGGTTGAATGTAAAAGAATAGCCGCTTATTACACGGTTATTCTGGTTTCGATATTAGTGATCTCGTCAACGCGGCGCACCGGGTATCCTTGAAACTGAAGAGTGGGCCGGGTGATTCCAGCTGGTGACTGGAGCTGATCGAGCGTAATCCATGTGTTCGATTTGCTCAAAAACTTCACACGCAACATTGCCCGAACTTTCTGGTTGCAATAAAACACAAGGCGAGATGCGGCCGCAGGAGGTATCAGGTCAAGCGCGATGCTCATGTACTTGATTATATTCGCCGAGGTATCAGAAGCATCGCCGGAAGTCAGAAGATCAGATAGATCGATGTTTGCGATCCTGACGATGTATCGGTAATCCCTAACGCACAAGCCGCATTTCCACTGGAAGTGCGTCCTGAAACCCTGATAGGGATTATTGCTGCTGTCGAGGATGGTGACTTCACCCAAGTCCTGCTGAATGAGCCCTGCTATCGAGCCGCGGGGATAAATCCCATGAACCGTGTCAGAACCCCATCCAACAAGGTAGATTGATGTTAAATCGGAACCCGTTCCGAGCGCATCAATGATCTGGCCGTACGTCTGTACAGTTGTTGCGAGCGAGTAATACCGTGGTGCGATGCCGACGAACCTGTCGGGATAGACAGTCGTATCGCCATAGAACAAGGCCGATGCCATCTGCTGGCTCATTCCTTCGATATGGCCCTTATCTTCCTGAAAACGAAACGCACTGACATCACGCGCCATAAGCGCGAGGTCTTTGTCAACGTCGGAATATGCTTCGAGCATCCCGCAGTTCTCGATGATTTGACTCGTGGTTGATTTTGTCCTCACGACGCCCTGGTTTAAGCTTCTCCATGTCGCGGTAGGAAGTCCTGAACGGACGGTCGTTTTCATTCCCGTTTCGGTGTTACCCTCGATAAACGGTATGTCATCGAGTATTTCATTGTAATGCGCCATGACCTCGGCAATGATCGCCGCCGAACCATCCGGATTAAGTCTGCGCGCTACGTCAAGCAATGATAGATTTGTCGCTCCTAAAAGTGTGCCTGCTGCCATAGTAATGTCCTTTCGTTATTATTTAGGTGGTGTTGTTGGATATAGTTTTGCCAGCGCCGCAGATTCGCTGTTTTCATCTGCCGCCGATGATCTTCCTTCTATGAACTTGCCTTCACTAATAGACTTTCCGAGAGAGATAAGAAATTTAACGACATCCTTATCATTTGCCAATCCGGAATCATTGAGCTTCTGCACAAGCTCTTTTGGCATAAGCCGGTCACGAGCCTTTGCCGCCGCAGCCAATTCCTGCTTGTAATTCGCCCCCAATTCCTTGATGGTTTCCTCTCGCAGCCCATTAACGAATTTGGAAAAATTCTCCGCATCCGATTTTTCCTTCCCCTCAACGATCTTCTTAATCTGCTCTGCCGCCAACGTTGCGAGCTCTGATGCTGCGGACTGGGTGATGCCATGTTTCTTCAGTATCACGGATGCTTTATCAGCATATTCAACATCAAGCGCCATTCCTTCAGGCACCGTGAATTCGTACTTCTCGGGAATAATATTTTTCCTCGCCGCCTTGTCCGCAACTTCTTTTGCCTTTACTACCTCAGTTTTTTTTATCTTGTCATCATCCGACAACTTATCGTCAGGCGTCTCAAGGAGCCGCTTGTTCTCGACTTCCTGGGTCTGTTTCTCCTCTGCCGCAGCCTCGTCCATGAGACTTGTTGCTGCCTCCTGACCTTCGGGTTTGGTTTCGGGTGTTACAGGCGTTTCCGCCTTTGGCGTTTCAACTACTGGAGTTACAGGTGTTGCTGGTGTTTCTGCGCCGTCCGTTGGTGTGGTTGGCGTGATTGGGTCAGGCATTTTTCTGTTCCTCTTGTTTTTTGGCTGCCTTCTCTTTAGCATGAGCATCTGTGTACATCTGGTAGAAAGCCGATGAGCTGGCTTCCATAACATCTGCCAAGAGTGCTATACCGACAGAGCGCTCGCCTTCGTTGTATCCCATTTGTACTGAGTTAAGAGAGAATGACGCAGCAAACACCTTTGCTCTGCATAACTCATTCCAAATAGTCCGCCGTCCTTCCGGCGTAGATAAAATCTTGCGTAGATCGTTAATGCGCAATTTTCGTTCCCGCTGATATTTTTCTTCAGCTTCTTCCTGCTTCTTTACATCTGCGGGGTTAAGGAATTCATTTTTCATTTTAAATTCTCAAACAATTCCTCATGGTTAATTTCTTCCGTCAAGATATGCGCCACGAGTTCATAAACTACGACATTTTTCCCGATTGTTTCCCGCGCTATCTCGTCATAAACAAGGATGGCGCTATGCTCTGATTCCGCAACGGCCTTGCAAACAGCCTCTAAATTTAGCGGTTCATCGGGAACGATCACGGCATTATTCGCTCCATCCTCTAAATCCATCGGGTCGGCTATCGGTTTTCCACCCAACTTGACTATCATATCGGCGAGTTCATTCGCATGTTCGTATTCGTCTTTTGCGATGCCCTCAAGCATTGAGCGTAACTGCGGATAAAGGACACCGGAAATATTCTGCGCCATAAAATTGTAGAGATAATACGCAATCCATTCATCGGCATTCGCTTTGATGAGACTGTTTACGATTTCAGTATTTACGATACTACGGAGGGTTTTACCCATTATTTCCCCCCGGGCATCATGCTAGTAATTTTATCCAAAGCACTTCCTTGTCCCACCGGCGTCGTTCCCGCGTCCTTCATCGCCTTTGCTCCTTTTGCGGCTATTTCTGCCGACATAGCCATCTGCTGCACCTTTTCCTGTGCGGCCTGAGCCTGTGCCCTCTGCTGCCTCTTGGCAGCTATCTGATCGGGAGAATTTACTATTTTTGCCGGCACGCCATACATATCTGCTTTCTCCGCGTTCTTCTCATCCACATTGATAATATCCGCAGCGTCAACCCCAAGCACTTGTGCATCTTGATAAACACCCGCAGTCCATTGGTCAATCGAGGCTATCCCAATCATCTTCTGCGCTTGTGCGAGAATACCGATGTACTGAATTCTGATTTCCTGCCCCTGAATTTCACGCGGAGGAGGAGGCAAAATACCCAGCCTGTTCATTATTGAATACGCCCGGCTAATGAGTGGATTACCTAATTCATTTGTAAGCCGAAGAATGAGAGGAGACGCAAGGTTTAGTTGTTCCGCTTTCTTCTCGGCAATCTCTGTTGCGGTAACGCCAGTGCGATCAATATCCATAATGCCTTTGAACAGGTCGCGGTAATAGGCGTCATTGAGCGCTTCCCGCAATTCTTTGATATCCTCTCTGATTGCGCTCAGGTCAATCTGGATTTGATAAGCCGGACGTATCCCGGCATTTGGAGTCATAGCGCTTGAGCGAGTTAATCCACCGGGAAGGGTATTTACATTTTGCACCGACGCATCTGCCTGCATGGGTGGATCTGTTATTTTAGCCAACGCACTCAGTTTTTCTCTGTGTTCCTGCTGCAATTGCTTAACATTCCCGAGCGTATCCCACCCGGCAGATTTACCGTAGGAATCAGCGGTTGTTGTCAACGCCCAGCGCGGAGCAAGCACGGGAAATTCCTCATACCCTTCCATGCGCAAATACGTGTTCTGCATGGAGGTATCTTCAAAATAAATCGAGCGGTACGCCATGTTCGCCCAATCTTTATACTCGGGGATGCGGTTGTCATTTTCCTCGATTAGATGAATAACGCGCACCCATCGCTCAGTGTTATGCACAGCAAAATCATTACGCACCGATTGAGAACATGCCTCAAGTCCGAATTCTTTGACGAGCATTGCCACGGTCATCCAATACTGCCGGGCAAACGTATTAACGCGGCAATCCGGGCCCGTGCCGAGGAAATATTCTCCGACAGTGAATGAACGCCCCCGCAGGATATTATTGTAATCCTCCACCAAAAACATCGCACCCGTTCCAAATGTCGCTAATTCCTCATAGAGAATATGCAGACATTCGTAAATATTTGAACGTGCGAATACCGAGTGCATCCGCACTTGGCATTCGTCAAGATATGACTTTACCGGGGCATACTGCGTTAAATCCTGATCCTCTAACCCCAGCCTGAACCACGGACGCGACGGTGATGTCAACCCGGAGATCATTCCTGACGCAAAATCGCGGATGCAACGACGGGCATAATCATCAATGACCGTCGTATGGTCTATTTTAAACCCCTGATTCGGGACCTGGTTAAAGAAAAATCCGCGCGTAGGATTCTGCCATACGGATAAATCTTTCCACGCAGGATACCATTTCATACCCTCGCTTTTCAGGTTATTATACCGGCGCAAAAATGGCCAGCGGTCGACCGGCGTTTTGTTTATCGAACTCAATGCGCTCGGAGGAATTGGTGATTGTTGTTGCGGTATGGAATATTGAGATTGAGTACTCATACTCTATGCTCCAATAGTTTTCTTTTGTCCTGCCTGCGCCATAGGATTAGACAAGTCGGCGCCTGCCCCTGAAACCCCCGGAGCTCCGCCAACATTGCGAATCGTTGAAATCGCCCCAAATCGAAGCGCAGCGATTTTGTTGCGCTTCACATCCGCAGCCACCGCAGATTCTTCCTGTGACGGGGCAGGTGACGGAGTAGGAGCAGGTGCGGGAGCTGACGGAATCGAAGGCGTTTTGCTGCTGCCGAAACACATTATTTTTTCTCCTTCTTTTTATACTTTGGCAAATTCTTTTGATTCGGGGACTCTTTTGACCATCGGCGAGCTATCTCCGGATGTCTCATCCACATAAACCTGCGCTGCGCCTCTGACTGAAATGGCATAACTACATTCCATGTTTTAATGGATCATACTCTGCCCGTCCGGGATGAGCAAATTCCAACGTCCCGCCTCCGCCGACAAACTCACGCGCCCGGTCATTAAATAGCCCAAACCGATTTTTTGGAGCAACGGGAAATGCGAATGTCAATGCTAACGCATCAGCGCGATTAGGAGATTCAACGCCGCGTTTTTTCATATCCTCTTTTGCCTCCAACACGGTTTTTCCTGCATGGACGCCAACAGATTTAACGTAATATTCTGGAGAGCATATCTGCGCGGCGAGGATTGAGTCAGCCGGGTCAATCGCTCCACCATCCCCGAGCCACGATTTCATCAGCCCCCACATCTCCGCGCGCTTATTGAGGTATCCCGGATCGTTTGACGCTCCGCCGAACGGGACGAGCATCCAATTCCGCTTGAGCTGTTTTCCCGCGCTCACGATGCCCGTACCATATCCCAAATCTACAAACACCGCGTCGGCAAACTCCCTATCCTCAAAATTGGCAACATATCCTGCCATAACAAAATCATCGTCGTTGCGCGTATACTTAGCCAAAACCTTAAACATGTTTCCTTGCCGCATCCCGATGACAAACTCATCGCCGCCTGTCCATGACGGCTCGACGCTGATAATCTTTGCGGCGAAATTATATTGCAGCGGAGACAGAAACCGAGTACGAGCAACCTCAACATAGCTCGACGGGATAAACTGCCGGTCGGACACATTGGGAAACACACCGCGCACACGGACACGGACAAAATCCGAATCTTCGCCGTAATCTTGGATCCATTGGTTTATTTGGGTTTTATTGGTGATGCTGACCGTGCGGCTGTCAATCTGCTGCGTAATCCAGCGATGTCTGTCGCCGGAAAAACATCGGCTGAACCTGCCATCGTTGCGCGTGGGATTCCCGAACACCGCCCAGATAATCTCGGTGTCCTTGTCGGTCAACGCTCCCTCGGCAACCTCCCAGATTATATCGGGGATTGCCGATGCCTCGTCCATGATCAAAACAATGCGATTGCCTTTGTTGTGCAAACCGGCGAACGCTTCGGGATTAGTTTCGCTCCATGGAACCTGGTCTATGCGCCATGTTTTTTCATGTGACGGCTGCACGGAATAAATTGCAGTCGCGGTCAAAACAAACCAATGGCGGGCGATAAATAATCGATGCCACTTCGCCAACTCCGCCCACGTTTTTGTCCGCAACTGCGCCTCGGTATTGGCTGTAACAACGCCGCGGGTATCCTCGTGCGTTGAGAGACCCCAAATAATCAACCACGCAACCAACGCGCTTTTTCCGACGCCATTCCCCGATGCCGTAGACAATTGTATCGCCTGAGTCGCAGAAATTAAACCATCCCGGACAGCAATGAGTAATTTCTTTTGCCACTCCTCTGGGCCGGAGAATTTTTCCAGCTCTGTTCCGGCAACGCCCCAGGGGAATGAGAAAATAACCCACGATAACGGATCGCGAGTAAATGACGCCATTG